AACAGTAAGCAATGCAACTGGTGTGGTCAACTTTACAACTACTGCCAATGTTACTTTGGGTGCTGTAGCTAATTTACATATATCTGGTGGTACTAGTGGTTATGTATTACAAACAGATGGATCGGGTACTTTATCTTGGGTAGCTCAATCAGGTGGAGGGGGCGGTGGAGCCAATATCGCAAATGGTACTAGTAATGTTGATATCCCGGCTTCCGGCGGCAATGTTAATACAAGTGTAGGTGGAACAGCAAATGTATTAGTTGTAACTAGCACCGGTGCTAATGTAGCCGGTACATTCAACGTAAGTGGACAAAGTAATTTAGGTGCAGTTGGTAATGTAGTTATAACCGGTGGCACCAGTAGTCAGTACTTACAAACAGATGGTGCAGGTAATTTAAGTTGGGCAAGTATAAGTTCAAGTTCTACATTAGCTAATGGAAATAGTAATGTTAGTATACCGGTAGCTAATGGCAATGTCAATATTAGTGCTGTTGGTAATACAGTAATGGTAATCACTGGTACAGGCGCCAATATAGTAGGTACTGCAAATATCACAGGTAATGTTGTTGGCGCAAACTTTGTTGGTAAACTAGCAAATGGTAATAGTAATATTACTATTACTTCTAATGCAAACATAACACTGTTTGTTGCTGGCAATGCAACAGCAAGAGCAAATTTTACTACTACAGGCGCAAATATAACCGGTACAGCTAATATTACTGGTTTAGTAACCGGGGCTAACTTTACAACAACTGGTGCTAATGGAACTGTACAATCAAATAATATAACAATTACTGGCGCTGCAAGTGGTGTAGCTAATGTATTAGCTACGATGGGTAATATGGGATTAAGGACAGTCGCATCTACATATACAGACACATCAGCGGCAGCAACTATTGCAAATGGAGCAATACATTATATTGCTACCCCAACAATTGTTGGTTCTAATGCAATGACGTATACAAACTTAGCTACATTTTATATTGCATCTAATCCAACAGCAAGTACCAATGCTACTGTAACTACTTCATATGCAATGTTTGTTGCATCCGGTGATACTTATTTAGGTGGTAATTTAAATACCGGTGGTGGTACAGGTGGTAACATATCTGGTGCTAATGTTATTTCTGCTACTACAATCACAGCAGCCGGTAACGCAACTGTTGGAAATCTTATTGCAGGTTCTGGGTCTGGTGGTAACATAACCGGTGCAAATGTTATTTTTGCTAATAGTATTGTTGCAGGAGGAGGATCAGGTGGTAACATATCCGGAGCTAATGTTATTACAGCTAATACGTTTATTGGTGTATTTGCTAATGGTAATAGTAATGTAAGTATACCGGCAGCTAATGGAAACATTAACTTTAGTGCTGTTGGAAATGCTAACGTAGTAGTAATTACTGGTACTGGTGTTAACGTTGCCGGTACATTAAATACAGGTACAGGTAATATCTTAGGTGGAAATATCATTGGTATTATCGCTGCCGGCGCAAACGCAATTACTACTACAGCTAATATAACTGGTGGAAACTTACTTGGACCACATGCTAATGGAAATAGTAATGTTAACATACCGGCTGCTAATGGTAATATAAACTTTACTGCTGTTGGAAACACAACAATGGTAATTACTGGTACTGGTGCTAATATAGTAGGTACGTTAAATACAGGCACCGGTAATATATTAGGTGGTAACATTATTGGTATCATTGCGGCTGGTGCAAACGCAATTACTACTACAGCTAATATAACTGGTGGTAACTTACTTGGTGTATTTGCTAATGGAAATAGTAATGTAAGTATACCGGCTGCTAATGGTAATGTTAACATTAGTGCGACTGGCGCCGCAAATGTATTAGTTGTTACTAGTACTGGTTCAAATATAACAGGTACGTTGAACGTAAGTGGCAATGCAACTGTGGGTAATCTTATTAGTTCTGGTTCTGGTGGTAATATATCTAGTGCTAATGTTATTTCTGCTAATACTTTCTTAGCGTCTAACACTATTACTTCACCGCAATTGATATCTAATGTAGCTACAGGAACAGCTCCGTTCGTTGTTACGAGTACTACACGGGTTGGTAATTTAAGTGTTGATTATGCCAATGTTGCTGATTTTATTAACGTTACCACTGCAACTACCGGTACTTATTATCCAATATTTGCTAATGCGGTAACCGGTAATGTTGCTGAATCAGCAAATACTAATTTATCATATAACGCTGCCACTAGTACATTAAGTGCCACACTATTTACTGGTACATTAACAACTGCCGATCAACCCAATATCACTTCAACTGGATCATTAACTGGTTTAACAGTAAGTAATGCAACAGGGGTTGTTAATTTTACAACAACTGCTAACGTTACTTTAGGATCAGTATCTAACCTACATATTAGTGGTGGTACATCAGGATATTATTTACAAACAGATGGTTCTGGTGGATTAAGTTGGGCTGCCGGCGGCGGCGGAGGTGGTGGATCACCCGGTGGTTCTAATACACAATTACAATATAACAATGCCGGAGCATTTGGGGGTATATCAACTGCTACATATGCTAGTGGGGTATTATCATTAGGTAGTAATGCCGACATTAAAATTACAGGTGGTACTAGTGGACAATTCTTGTCAACTGATGGTGCTGGCAATCTATCTTGGGCAACAGGTGGAGGAGGAGGCGGTGGTGGAGCCAATATCGCAAATGGTACTAGTAATGTTAATATTGCTACATCCGGCGGCAACATCACAATGGGTGTTGGTGGTGTAGCAAATGTAGTTGTAGTTAGTACTACTGGTATTTCAGCTGCCTTAAAACCCAGAGTTGTAGCTATAGCAGATTCTTTATCAGTTACGATAAACGCAGATATCACTGATATGGCTACACAAACAAATACAGGTTCCGGAACAGTGACTATAAATGCCCCGACAGGTACACCGTACGATGGGCAAAAACTTTTATTTAGAATACAATCTACTAACAGTTTAACATTTAGTTTTAATGCAATCTTTAATGGATCAACAGATTTAGCACCACCTACAGTAACGTCTGGTAGTAATAAATATGATTATATGGGATGGATATATAATAGTCCAGATTCTTCATGGAATCTTATTTCTAGAAACTTTGGTTTTGCTTAATATAAATATATTATTAATTTGTAAAAACTTTAACTTTGTTTAACATATAAGAAAGGAGATATCAAAGTGGAAGATATTATTAATCAAATAGATGGAAATGTACAGGTAATTTTTGAAATTATACCCGATGTTGGATTTCCTTATAAGGATGCGTTATGGTTTACACAAGAAGTGTATGATACACTAACTCAAGCAGAAATCAACACAATAAAACAACAACGATTTGACAATTACCTTGCCCTGCTAGCATCATCTCAAGATTTGACGGATGAAGTAACTGATGTAGTTACTGATGTAGTTACTGATGTAGTTACTGATGTAGTTACTGATACTTCAACCGTTGACCCATCACAACAGGCTATATAATAATTATGAAAATTAACAAATAGTATACAACAATAAATAGAATATAGGAAAAAACAATGGCAGATAGATATTGGGTACTTGGTACTGGAACATGGGCAGCAACTGGAACCACAAGATGGTCCGCTTCACCAGGAGGACCAGCTGGTGCCTCGGTACCCGGCGCCGCGGACAACGTATTCATTAATAATAGCAGTGGTACCGGAACTATTACACTAACTTTGGGTAGTTGTTTAAATTTTTATGCAAACTCAACAAATGCAATCACTGTTGCCGGATCCGGTGTTCTTACCGTTCGTGGAGATTTTTATATATCTAGTGCAATAACTTGGACTAATACGGCAACAGTAGCAGCCATTACTAATGGAGGCACAATATCAGCCGTACCTACCGGCGGCGCCCCGCCGATTAATTTAACCGGTTCCGCTCTTACTTGGAATTTAGCGGCAAATTATACTCTAAGGACCTTAACCGGTACAGCTGGCACCTTTACATTGACCTCAGGCACTATTAATTTAAATAACTTTAACATTAATTGCGGAGTATTTTCAAGTAATGCTGCCGCTGTTAGAGTTATTAATTTTGGTACTGGTAATATTAATATGTTAAATTCAGCAGCCAATGCAAATATATTATTGATGGCAAGCGTATCATCACTGACATGTTCAGATTCCGGTGGCGGCTTTTATACAGATACATCAGTACAACGTCAAGTAATATTTGCGTCTACTGGTACCGGTGTTACCATCGATGGTGCCCCGCCAAATTTTGTTGTTGGACCCGGCGCTTCAACCATAACGAGTACCGGGGCCTTGCATGTAAAAAACTTAAATTTAAACAACGTTGCTGCAAATTCTGCATTTATGACTGCTTGTGTAATGTCATCAGTTAACTTTGCTAATAATCAAGCTAATTTAAATATAAGAATGACCAGTGCTAATTATTCAGGCAATACAACAATAAATTCAGGAGGATCCTATTTTGGAAATCTTTTAATTGGCAGTGTATATACTGAACTGCAATCGGCAATTGGTACCTTTAATACTACTTTCCCATTAATAGTTAACAATAGTGCTACTCTAGATTTTAAAGGATTTACTGCCGCCTTTCCAAATGCACAATCACGAGTAGGTAGCGAGTCCTCTTCTCAAGGTCCAGGATTTTTTGTTAATACCGGAACATTGACTTTTTCTGCATTAGCAGTAGATATAGGAAGTAATCAACTTAATTTTTCAAATGTTGCCAATGCGCCTGGTAACATTACCGGAAGTACCACATTTTCAAACAGTACTTCTGGCCTTTATTTGTGGTCCGGAACTATTAATTATTATGGAACTCCTATAGATATTAGGGGATTAAATCTTGTTGGCACACAAAATCCTAAAACTTTTAATTTGTATGCCAACCTTATAGGTAATACTACTACTGCCGTAACTTCTTCCCAATTAACTTTGGGTGGAAATACTACATTAAATCTTAATGGATATCAAATGAAATTTGGTTCTGGTGTAAGCTATGCTAATAGTGGTATTATTACAGGATCTACTCAATACCTTAATTTTCAAGGTGGTAATATTATTATAGAAAATCGCAGGACAGACGTAAACGCCGGGTTTACATGTGATATGCCAGTTTTTACTAACTTTTTTACTGATGCGGCAACCACTATGGGAAATGGTGGATTTCAATTTGGATATTATGTTACAGGTGCGCCGTTAGTCAGCGCCCTGTGCATTGGCAATGCTTCTGGAATTACCAATGTGTCCGCTAGACAAAATGCATTTAATGTTTATATGTATGGTAATAGAGCAGCTAATATTGCAGGTATTGCAGCTAAAATGTTTGACACAAACACATTAGGCTATACTGGTTCAATTCAAGCCAATAGTCTTATAAATTTTCAAAGTTTGAATATAGGAACTGGAACTACAGGTTGGGATAGCTCTCCTGCACCCAACCTTACTTGTAATACAACCGGAGTTGTAGGAACTATAACATTAAATAATAGTAATATAAATAATATTACTTTTGGTAATACCTTTGGTAGTATGACCTTTTTAGATTCAGGTAATGTAAGTAATTTTATTGTTGTGTCCGGATCCGGCGATATAACTCTCAACACCGGAGTCACTATAAATATAGGTAATGTATTAACTTTATTACGAACAGTTGGTACCGGTTATTTAAATGGTCCGGGAAACATAAATCTTACCGGATTACCTAGTGGAAGAGGATCAATGAATTCAGGAAGTGCAAATAATTTAGGATCAGCGCCTGGCCTTCCTGTACCAAATATATATTTTTCTAACGTTAGTGGCTCAACAGGAAACACCGCTGTTAGTTTGGGTAAATTAGCTAATTTGAATGGCGGCACATACGGTAATATAATTAATAACAGCGCCAGTAATCTTTATATACTAAATAGTGGAACAGTAAACGACATACAAACTACGGTTGGAGGATCAAGAATTCTAGTCGGTGCAGGTGTGACACTTACAGTAGCTAACTTTTCCTACAGTGGTACTCCTGGAAATCCATCAGCAATACAATGTAACGTTTCCGGATCGCAATGGGGTATTTATAAAACAAATACTGGTAATACTGCAAATATACAATACGCAAATATTAGAGATGCGTTTATAACCTCACCTTATACTTTCTTTGCTAGTAATAACTCATCAGGAAACTTAGGTAATAATCAAGGACCATGGGACTTTGGTGCAGGCGCTTCTATGGTTCAATGTAATATGGCTCAATTCTTCTAAATATCTATAACAATATTTTAATTTAGATAAGTAGTTATCTAATGAATACATTTCAATCGTCTTACGACAATAGATTACAATCTTGGTACAACTTACGCAATCAAATCAAATCACTTGATTTAAGTCAACAATGTGTGGAAATAGATAAATGGTGGCAACAAACACCATTAATCAATCACTATCTACACCCAATTGATTTACCCAATTGGCCCGGTCCTTGGGAACTTTTGGTAGAAAACACCTATTGTACTCTTGCTAGAGGTCTAGGAATGTGTTATACTCTACTGTTAATGAACATTATTGATATAGAATACGTTTTGGCTAAGGATATTGATGACAACGAAGTACCATTAGTCTTGGTAGACAACGCAAAATATATACTTAATTATTGGCCAGACACGGTGATAAGTAATAATCTACAAGAATTTAAAATAGTAAGTAAACTAGATATAACAACAATTAATAATAAGATAAGGTAAAACATGAAAATATACGTCACTAAGAGAAATGGGACAAAAGAGCCATTAATGTTAGAAAAATGGCAAGCGCAAGTGGCAAAAATATGTGTAGGGATAGCTGATGTTAGCCCTTCTATGGTAGAAATAAAATCACAACTTCACTTCTATGATGGTATCACTACACATCAAATAGATGAAATTACATTACGTGCGGTTGTAGACTTAATTGACGTAGAAAATAATCCAGATGTAGGACATACAAACTATCAATATGTAGCAGGTAAACAACGTCTATCAATGCTACGTAAAGATGTTTATGGCAACTATGAGCCTCCCCGTCTGTACGATATCGTAGTAACTAATGTTGCTACAGGATTATATACACCAGAACTACTAGAATGGTATAGTGAAGAAGATTGGAACAAGATGGATGACATGCTTGACCATTCTAAGGACGAACAATACAGTTATGCCGCCATTGAACAACTGATTGAAAAATATTTAGTAAAGAATCGTTCTACTAAACAAACGTATGAAACACCACAAGTTCGCTATATGATAGCGGCAGCTACTGTATTTCATAGTGAAGAACCCAACAACGCTAGAATGCGTTATATAAAGGAATACTACAATGCCGCAAGTGATGGATTATTTACTCTTGCTACCCCTGTCCTTGCTGGTCTCGGTACCCCTACTAAACAATTCAGTTCGTGCGTACTTATTCGCAGTGATGATGACTTGGATAGTATTTTCGCTTCTGGTGAAATGATGGCAAAGTATGCTAGTAAACGTGCTGGCATTGGATTAGAGATAGGCAGATTACGCCCGTTAGGTAGTCCTATTCGTGGTGGCGAGATTATGCACACCGGCATGATTCCGTTCTTAAAGAAATGGTTCGGTGATTTAAGAAGTTGCTCACAGGGAGGTATCCGTAATGCTAGTGCTACAGTATTCTATCCAATTTGGCATCATCAGTTTGATGATCTTATTGTACTTAAAAACAATCAAGGTACTGACGAAACTCGTGTTCGTTTCATGGACTACGGGGTTGTCTTGTCCGCTTTCTTCTGGAGACGTTTCAAAAATAAAGAGCAGATCACCTTTTTCGACCCAAATGAAGTGCCTGATTTGTACGAAGCGTTCTACAGAAACACCGCCCTGTTTGAAGAACTCTACGTAAAATATGAAAAACGTAAAGACTTACGTAAGAAAACAATGTCGGCTGAAGAAGTATTCAAGTCTGGCATATTAAAAGAACGAACAGATACAGGTCGTATCTACCTAGTGTTCGTTGACAATGTTATGAATCAAGGACCATTTGATCCTGAATATCATACAATTTACCAGAGTAACTTATGTTGTGAAATTCTTTTACCTACTAAATCCTTTAAACGTCTGGATGACAGCGATGGTCGTATCGCTCTTTGCACATTGGGCAGTATCAATTGGGGTGCGTTCCGTAATCCAGAAGACATGCGCCGTGCTTGTCGCATATTGCATCGTAGCCTCAATAACATTCTTGACTATCAAGACTTTCTATCCATTCAGTCTAAACTATCAAACGATGAAATCAGACCTCTCGGAATTGGAATCACTAATCTTGCCTACTGGCACGCCAAACGAAGTTTCAAGTACGGAGAAAAAGACGCCCTGGCTGAAGTCAAGACGTGGATGGAACACTTATCCTTCTACTTAACTGAAGCAAGTGTAGAACTAGCACAAGAACGTGGAAGATGTGAACATAGTGACAAGACACGTTATGGTCAAGGCATTTTCCCCTGGGAGTTACGTGCTAAAGGTGTTAACGAATTAGCTAACTTTACTCCCGAATTAAACTGGGAAGGACTACGTGCTATGATGCGTAGTCATGGTGTCCGTAATGCTACACAAATGGCTGTAGCTCCTGTAGAATCTAGTTCAGTAGTTATCAACAGTACAAATGGTATTGAAATGCCAATGAGTTTGATATCAGTTAAAGAAAGTAAAGCAGGTAGTTTTGTACAAGTTGTACCCGAATACCATAGATTGAAAAACAAATATCAATTGATGTGGGATCAAAAAGATTGTGATGGTTACTTAAAGACAGCGGCAGTGATTGCAGCCTACGTTGACCAAAGCATAAGCACTAATACTTTCTATAACCCAGCACATTTCCCTGAGCGTAAAGTTCCAACAACATTGATTGCTAAGAACTTGATGCAGGCACATATGTGGGGATTAAAGACATTCTACTATAGCTTGATTAATAAAGCAGGTAGTAAGAGCCAAGATGAAACTGTATTAGATTTGCCAAGTGGCTTTAATGATATGGATGAAGAAGATTGCGAAGCATGTAAATTATGAGTAAACAACAATACAACTTAAACACTAAGACAGATTATTTGAACAGAAAAATGTTTTTGGACCCGGAAGGTCCCGTAACCATTCAAAGATTTGAAGAGGTTAAGTATAAAAAGATTGCCGACTTTGAAACAACGGCGCGTGGCTTCTTCTGGGTCCCAGAAGAAATTTCATTAACTAAAGATGCCAATGATTTCAAAGACTCAAGCGATACAGTAAAACATATCTTTACTAGTAACTTACTAAGACAAACAGCATTAGACAGTTTACAAGGACGAGCACCAAGTCAAGTATTCACTCCAGTAGTATCGTTACCTGAATTAGAAGCATTGATTTACAACTGGACATTCTTTGAAACCAACATTCACAGTCGTAGTTACAGCCACATCATTCGTAACATTTATAATGTGCCTAAAGATGTATTCAATACTATCCACGATACAAAAGAGATTGTAGATATGGCAAGTAGTGTAGGTAACTACTATGATGCATTACACAAAGTTAATTGTCGTAAAGAATTGGGTGAAGATGTTAATGAAAAAGAACATATTAAAGCAATTTATCTGGCACTACATGCTAGTTACGCATTGGAAGCATTCCGATTTATGGTATCATTTGCTACATCGTTAGCAATGGTTGAGAACAAAATCTTTATTGGTAATGGCAATATTATCAGTTTAATTCTCCAAGATGAACTTCTCCATAAAGGGTGGACTGCTTACCTTATTAATCAAGTAGTTAAAGAAGACAGCCGTTTTGCACAAGTTAAATCAGAATGTGAAGGTGAAGTCTATCAGCTTTATATGGATGTTATACGTGAAGAAAAAGAGTGGGCTGATTACTTATTTAAGTTTGGTCCAGTTATTGGATTGAATTCAACTGTATTAAAAGACTTTGTTGATTATACTGCTGTAGGAGCATTGAAAGAGATTGGTATTAAATATAATAGTCCTGCCCCAAAAAGCACACCTATTCCATGGTTTAATAAACATAGTGATACGAGTAAGAAGCAGTCCGCACTTCAAGAAACGGAAAGCACAAACTATGTAATAGGAATTATGTCAGAGTCACTGGATTATGATGACTTACCAAATATTTAAGGAGAATAATAATGAAAGCAATCGTATGGAGTAAATATCACTGTCCCTATTGTGACCAAGCAAAAGCATTGTTGGGTCAACGAGAAATCCCGTTTGAAGAAAAGAAAATCGGAGACGGGTACACTAAAGAAGAACTATTAGAAGCAATTCCATCAGCACGAACAGTACCACAAATTATCATTGATGGTGAATTGATCGGTGGATTTAACGAACTTAAACAATTTTTAACAAAGGCAGCGTAATGCAAATATCAATACAACCAAACACTGTATACACATTTAAACTTAACTCAGGAGAAGAACTTATTGCTAAAGTAATTCAAGCTGGTAGTGAGTTTATTCAGATTGAAGAACCGGTATCTATTGCACCAAGTCAACAAGGTATGCAAATGATTCCAAGTATCTTTACCGCAGATCCGAAGGGCGAATATAGACTAAATACTACTAGTGTTGCAATGTATGCAGAGACAGATGACAACATAAAAGATAAGTACCTAGAAGCAACAACTGGCATTAAGGTACCTAGTAAAAAAATCGTATTGGGATAAAATGGCAAAACTAAGTCGTGTGGGTGATACAAATCAGGAAGGCGGCGCAATAATGCGTGGTGCTAGTACTGTATTTGCGAATGGAATTCAAGTTGGATTACATGTTAGTCAGATTACCCCACACGCTCCTTGGGCTAGAAAACCTCATCCACCGCACAAAAACGCATCAACTACTGAAGGTAGTCCTACTGTATTTTGTGAAGGTGCACCAGTACTTAGAGTAGGATCAGGAAACACTTGCGGTCATAGTATCGTACAAGGTAGTCCTGATGTGTTTGTTCCATGAGCGATACAGGTAAACAAAGTCCATTAGGTGTTAACACATTAAGTTCATTATTACAAAATATTGGATTTAATATTAACCCTATTATGATAGACTTTACTGGTTCTAGTACCAGTGCGTCATCTGCTACTCAATTAGGTAAGATTGTTAATGATACTTGTTTAAGATTACTTACATATGCTATCAATGATGCTTATGCTAGAGGAGCTCCTGGATGGGCTACTAATATTAATAGTACAACCTATAATAATTTAATATCTATAGGTTCTACAAGTATTCCTGCGTTAGGCAATAGTCCACCATCAACATTTAACTGGACTGGTTATCCTAATTGGGCAAGCAACTATACATATACAAATGAAGTAACACGTTGGGGTTATGTGAGATTGTTTGCTTTGCAAGGTTATAACGAATTTAATTATAATAGTGGACTATCAGCAGATAGCGGTGCATATAAAGATTTCTTATCCGGCTTTATGTCATCTTATAGTTTTATTGAATCTAGTAATGATGCTATATTAGCAGTAAACAATTCACAAGAATTCTTAGATGGTACATATAGTAATATGAACGATTTAATAACAGGTGATATTACTGGTGTAAGTGTAGCAACTACTGTATTTGGGCAAGATTTAATTGCTAGTGGTAAAGCAATAAATTTACAAACTATTGCTACATTTGGGTTGCCTAGTAATTTATTATCCACACTACAAAAAAATAATGCTATTACTAAATCAGTAAGTCTTGCTTTGATTGCTAGTAATATAAATGTAACCGAGTTAGAACAGATGCTGGGAAATATATCAGCAGTGACAAAAGAACAAGAACGTAAGATATACGGCGCGTTTGGTATTATATTAGGACAAGATTTAAAAGATGTATTAGTATCATTAAATTGTAAGACCGTGGGATTAGAATCATTAGCTGATTTATTGAATCCAATAAAGTTATTTCCTAATAGTTATACAACATTAACAGTTCCAATATACAATACAGTTGGTGGACCGGCTAATAGCAAAATATATTATCCTATCTATGTAAATGATGGATTAAACAGTCAACTAAGATCACCTACAGCAATCCAACAAAATGGAGTAGTAACATAATGGCTGGTTTTTTTCAAAATAATAGATTAGTATCAGAGCGTAATGATATGGATGGTCCTGCTAGCAATGCATATGAAACTACTGCCCCTAGTACAAATGTTCCCCAATCTAGCACAGAACAAATTACACCTGAAGGTACACAATCTAATACATTAGCAATACAAGCTATTCCGCAAGGGTTTGGTTCATACTTAGATGGTATACTACCACCTGATATTGCCAAAGCTGCCGGTTGTTTTAGTGCGTCAATTCAACAGATTAAAAACATATCAAGTATACCAATTGAAAAGTTTGCACAAGTAGTTAATAGTTTAGAAACAACTAAAAATTTGAGTGTCAGTGGTACCAGTGTTCCAACTGATACTACATTAGCAAGTCAAGGACTAGCATTAATTGCATTAGGTAATGGCCCATATGGCACGTATACCATGAGTAATTTCTTAGGATGTATGAGTGGATTACCTTATCTTGGTATAGATATTGATGGATTAACAAAGAATTTACAAACAACTACATTACTTAACATTTATAAGCAATTATATTTGGCAGTAACATGGGAACGTGCAACTGCTACAATTCAATATACATATGATGGTATAAGCACATATACTACAACAGGAGTAACACTTACTGACCCGGGCGGTGGATATGGACGTGAAGGAGCAGCCGCTCCTGTAGTTACAGTTAATGGTGCTACTGTTACTGCCACTATCGGAACTGATGACACTGACATTACAAATTTTGGTAGAGTTACCACATTGAATTTTACTCCAGGCACATCAGGGTCCGTCCCTACAATATCAATAGCATATCCCCCGGGTGGCTCAAGTTTCTCTAATAGTATTGTTCAAGATTATATTGATGCTGCCAATGCTGAAATATTATCAATTAAAAATACTAAACCGGCAACTGCACAACAGTTAATTACTAATTGGGAATTGACTGGTAAAATATTATCAACAGAACAACGTGCAATTGTTACTGGTTTGCCAATTAGAGTACCTAATAGTTCTCCGGACAATTTAAGAGAACCAACAATAGCGTCATACCCTACAACACAATATGCGTTTGTAGATACTATACCACGTTATGCTACATTTACACAACCGCATATGTATTCACAGACACTGGAAGCTATCGCTGATTATAATACTGCGGGAGGGCAAAGTCTTGTGGCAATGTTACGTGAATCTCGCAATCAGGCTAGATTACAAGAAGCAGGTATACCAGTAGATAACAACATAGATAACAAATTAACTAAACAACAAGAATCAGAGTTAATTGCTAATGGAACATTGGGTGGTAGTATTCCAGCAACATTAGCAACTGAGATTGGATCACCAATCCCAGCTGGATATTATAATCCAACTGATGAACGTTATTATAGTGACGGTCAGGCAATAGATGTAGGTGAAGCAGTTGAGCCAGGAAGTTTTGCTGGTTCAAGGTATAGTAATTTAATACCACCTCAA